GCGTATCGGGCCTCCGCACCTTTGAAAAGGCGAAAGGATTAACTAAATAATGAGTTGGAATTTTAATGAGATGTTAGACAAGTGTTGGATAACAGCACTTAAACATGAACCAGACGCAAAACTTTATCAAGGGTTTGCTACAAAAGAAATGAAATTTGTAAATTGTGTTTTTAGAGGAAAGAATAATACAACTCTTTTAGTAAAGTGTACTGATGAAGGTAACACACATTTAAAAGATCTTGACAGTCCTTATATGGATGATTGTGTTATTCATCCACCTATAAAAATGTCACAAGAAGAATCACTAAAAATATTAACAGAGCATTTAATAAATCCAGAGTGGTCAAATGTTGTTCTACGTAAACCTCTTGGACCAGAACCAATTAACACTTCTTATATTTATACATGCGTTACTGGTTATTGGGCCGTGGATACAGAAACAGGAGCCGTTACTAAATTCTCATGACATACGACGAATTAGCTGGTTCCGTAAAATTATCTGAAGGCTTTAGAGATCACGTATATATAGATACGGAAGGATTTCGCACGATTGGCTGGGGCCACAAAGTGGTGCATGAAGATAAATTTGAAGACGGTAAAACATATACCAAAGAAGAACTACAAGAAGTATTTGATAAAGATTTAAACACTGCAATAGGTAAAGCTAGAACACTTATGGAAGAACATAGTGTAACTGATTTGCCTACAACAGCGCAGCATACCATTACCGAAATGGTATATCAGCTTGGCCCTACAGGCGTGTCCAAGTTCCGTAACATGTGGAAATGCCTGCAGAACCGAGATTTTAACGGCGCGAGTTTAGAAATGTTAGACTCGAAATGGAATCGTCAAACTCCAAATCGCTGTAAAAAATTATCGGATCAAATGAAATCATGCGCATAGAAAATTTTTTTACTTATTATAAAAATCAATTATTAAATAGACAAACAGCAGTAGAACAAGCTATATTGCAAGGCGTTTCAGATTGGAACGAATATAGGTATTTAACAGGTAAGTTACATGCCTTACAACAAGAAGTACAGGAACTCACGGACCTGCTAAAAAAACAGGAGCTAGACGATGACTAAACCAAAACTAATAGTCCCAAAACATGTTTGGGATGGCAAACAAGCAGAACAAAAAAAACAAGAGCTAGAAAAGATTCCTGAACCAACAGGCTTTAGAATTGTTCTATTTCCTTTACGATTGCAAGGTAAAACAAAAGGAGGAGTTCTTCTTACTGATGACACAATTCAAGAGTCACAAATAACAACAAATATATGTAAAGTTTTAAAAGTAGGCCCTAGTGCTTACAAAGATAAAGAAAGGTTTCCTGATGGTCCTTGGTGCAAGAAGGATGATTGGGTTTTAATTACTAGATATGCGGGATCTAGAATTAAAATAGATGGGGGCGAATTAAGGATTATTAATGACGATGAAGTTCTGGCAGTTGTTGATGATCCAAGAGATATACTGCCAGCTAATATTTTATAAACATGGAGAACTCTATGCAAAACGCAAGTGAAAAAATGGTTCCAATAGACACATCAGGTGATCCCGTTGAAGTGGAACTTAATGAAGATAAAAAAGAAGAGGGTGTTGAAGTTCAACAAGAAGAGCAAGAAACCAATAACCTTGTTGAAGAAACAGTAAAGCAAGAAGAGCCTAAAGAACTTTCACGTGAAAAGATTGAACCAGAAGTTCCTACCGATCCTTATGAAACAGGAGATCTTGATAACTATAGTAAGGGAGTAAAGAAAAGAATTAACAATCTCGTAGGAAGAATGCGAGAAATGGAAAGACTTTATGAAACTACTCAAAAAGAAAATGAAGAGCTTAAAAAGAAATATAGTAGTGTGGGTAGAGGTTATGTATCAGAATTTGAAGGTAGAGTTACATCTTCAGTAGAAGCTGCTAAATCCAAACTTAAAAAAGCTATAGAAGATAATGACACGGAAGGACAAGTAGCTGCGCAAGAACAATTGGCGCAAGCAAAAGCAGACTCTGTGCGTTTAACTAATTTAAAAGCTAATCAAAAAAGAGATGAAGAAGCTCAAAAAGCTTTTCAACAACAAGCGCAAATGCCTCAACAAGAGCAACCTTATCAACCTGTCGATTATAAAGCAGAAGATTGGGCAGCAAAAAACACTTGGTTTGGATCAGATAAAGCTATGACTGCTACTGCGATGTCTTATCATGATGAATTACTGCAAGAAGGGTTTGACCCAACAAGCGATGAGTATTATAATGAAATTAATTCTTATATAAGAAGCGAGTTTCCTCATAAGTTTAAAAAAGCTGAAGAGGAGAAACAACCCGAAACGAAACAGCCCGTTCAGACTGTTGCGTCGGCCGTACGAAAAACTAAATCTGGACGCCGAGTCGTGAAGCTCACACCTTCACAAGTTGCAATAGCTAAAAGACTTAATGTGCCACTAGAAGAATACGCAAAACACGTGAAGGAGGCGTAAATGACTGAAACTAAAATAAACAAAACCTCACGCAAATTGGAAACCCGTGAAAAGGATACTCGAAAGAGGGGATGGGTTCCCCCTTCGAATCTTGAAGCACCTGAACCACCTGAAGGTTATCACCATCGGTGGGTAAGAGCTGAATATCGTGGTATGCAAGATGAAAAAAACATCATCGGTAGACTACGAAGCGGATATGAATTTGTTAAATCAGATGAATATCCCGATAGAATGGATTTACCATCTATCGCTGACGGCAAATATAAAGGTGTAATAGGGATAGGTGGATTATTACTAATGCGTTGTCCTGTTGAAGTTAAAGAAGACAGAAATTCTTATTTCAGAAACTTAACGGATTCAAAGACACAGGCAGTAGAAAATGATCTCCATAAAGAAGAGCATCCAGCTATGCCAATCCATCAGGAAAGGCAAAGCAGAGTAACATTTGGAGGCAATAAGAAATCTTAATGAGTAAGATCATTTATGTCTCTGAAAAATTTAGGAGACTACTATGGCTAACATAGATCAAGCTTTCGGTTTAAGACCGATAGCTAAAGTTGGTTCTGCCCCTGGTGGAACAACTGGTACGACTAAATACTCTATTACAAGTGGCGCAAGCGCAATATTTACAGGAGACCCCGTTAAGCCAAAGGCTGACGGATCAATTGAGGTAGCAACGGCTGGCGACCCTATTAGAGGTATTTTTTTAGGATGTTTCTACACAGATCCATCCACAGGCAAACCTAGATATAACAACACTTTCCCCGACGGTACGGTGGCAAGTGATGCTATAGCTTTTGTTGCTGATGATCCTGACCAATTATATATTGCTCAGCAAGATTCAGTTGGAAGCAATCTAGTAGCAGCTGACTTAAACCAAAACTGTGATCTAGTTTTTGGTGCTGGTTCTACCACTTCGGGTATTTCTGGTGTAGAAATTGATTCAAGTTCTAAAAATACTACTGCAGCACTTCAGGTGAAGTTGATTGATTTTTATGACACACCGAGTAATGACGCTACGGCTAATAACTCTGTTCTTGTTATAAAACTTAACAACTCTGATATGAACGGTGGTACTGGAACTGCAGGCGTATAGGAGTAGATTATGGCGATTAATAGAGCGCAACTCGCGAAAGAGCTAGAACCTGGCCTTAACGCCTTGTTCGGTATGGAGTATTCTCGTTATGAAAACGAGCATGCTGAGATTTTTGACCAAGAAACAAGTGACAGAGCTTTTGAAGAAGAAGTAATGTTAGTTGGCTTCGGTGAAGCTGCAGTCAAGCAGGAAGGTTCTGCTGTACAATTTGATACAGCTCAAGAATCTTTCACTGCTAGATATTCTCATGAAACTGTTGCATTAGCATTCAGTTTGACTGAGGAAGCAGTCGAAGACAACTTGTACGATACTTTATCGGCTCGTTACACAAAATCTTTGGCACGTTCAATGGCATACACAAAGCAACAAAAAGCAGCGAACATTTTAAATAATGCATTCACAACTGCTGGTGGTGATGGTGTTTCATTAGTAAACACAGCACACCCAACTGCTTTAGGTGGCACATTCTCAAACAGAAGTGCAACTGATGCTGACTTGAACGAAACCTCATTAGAGCAAGCAATGATTGATATTGCAGGCTTTATCGACGAAAGAGGGCTAAAAGTTGCAATGCAAGGTAGAAAATTAATTCTTCCTGTAAACATTCAATTTGTAGCTGATAGAATTTTAAATTCTACTCTAAGAGTTGGTACTGCTGACAATGACATTAATGCAATGAGAAACATGGGTATGCTACCTGATGGATACGTGGTTAACCACTACCTATCAGACACTGATGCATACTTCATTAAAACTGATGCTCCTAATGGATTTAAACACTTCGTAAGAGCTGCCCTTGCTACTGGCATGGA